TCAACAACCTACTATAGAAACAAATCAATTTCAAGTTATTTTACCTAGAATGGGGTTTGAATTAGTATCATTGGATTATGATCCTAATAGAAAAGTTAGTCCAATACAACAATCTAGGGCATTGGATACAAGCACAACTTCAAGTACACAATACGCGCCTACTCCATATAATTTATCTATGTTGTTATATGTGTATGCTAGAAATCAAGATGATGGATTACAAATTATTGAACAAATATTACCATATTTTAATCCCGACTATAATTTAACTTTAAAGGCAATACCGGAATTAAATATACAAAATGATCTTCCTATTTTATTAAATACTATAGGGTTTGAAGATGACTATGAAGGAGATTTTGTAACCAGACGTTCTGTTATGTGGACTTTAGGGTTTACAGTTAAACTTAATTTTTATGGCCCTGTTAATAAACAAGGTGTTATTAAAAAGGTTATTACAAATACCTTTAATTCGCCAGATTTAACGAATCAACAACAAAAAATTACGGTTCAACCGGATTCTCCCACAGCAAATGTAACTGATAGTTATGGGTATATAGAAAATTTTGAAGATTTTTAAATGAAAAATTTAGAGAATTTACATGATCTTTTTGACATAGAGCCAGTGATGGAGCAGACTAATGCCCTTACTACCGCACCTATTGTGTCAAATTTAAATTCTAATAAGGAAACAGATCAAGAAGAAGATTATCAATTAGCAAGAAATACTCTTCGTACACTTATTATACAAGGCGGAGACACTTTAGAAAATCTTATAGAACTTTCTAAAAATTCGGAAACACCTAGGCATTATGAGGTCGCTGGACAATTCATCAAAACATTGTCAGATGTGTCTAAGGATTTACTTGCATTGCAAAAACAAGTCAAAGAATTAGACAGAGACAAACCTGCAGGGCATATCGGTACTCAAAATAATGTAGTATTTGCAGGGTCAACTGCTGAACTTATGAAATTATTGGGCAATAAAAATGATAGTATCAGAATCGACCAGTAAGAAAATTTCTTATAATGGTAACCCAAATTTAAAACAAATTGGTACCACTATATCATACACTTCCGAGCAAGTATCGGAATTAATGAAATGTATTCAAAATCCTATATATTTTATTGAAACATATTGCAAGATTGTTTCTTTGGATAAAGGATTAATTCCCTTTATTTTATATGAATGCCAAAAAAGAAAAGTTGATCTTATTCTTAATAATCGCAAAGTTATATTAATGGAAGGCAGACAACAAGGTAAAACAATTACATCTGCTGCTTGCATTCTATGGTATACTCTATTTCAATCAAATAAAACTGTTGCTATTTTAGCAAATAAATCTTCAGCTGCGAGAGAAGTTTTATATCGGTATGAACTGATGTATGAATGTTTACCTATTTGGATGCAACAAGGCGTTAAGACATTTAACAAAGGTGATATTGAATTAGAAAATGGATCTAGAATTTTTACTGCGGCTACAAGCTCTTCCGGTATTCGAGGTAAATCTGTCAATTGGTTATATATTGATGAAGCTGCAATTATTCCAAATAATGTAGCGGAGGATTTCTTTACTTCAGTATACCCAGTTGTTTCTGCGGGTGAAACAACAAAGATTCTACTTACATCTACCCCTTTGGGGTATAATCATTTTTGGAAATTTTGGAACGAAGCAGAACAAAAGCTCAATGGTTTTATCCCTATGTTTATACATTACAGCGAAATTCCGGGTAGAGACAAAAAGTGGGCGGATGAACAAAGAGCTATTCTCGGTGAACTTAAGTTTAACCAAGAAGTATTATGTAATTTCTTAGGGTCATCTAACACATTAGTTAATCCGGATACAATAGGTAGAATGTCATCTAAACCCTATGTGTATAGTAAAGATGGATTAGATATAATTGTAGAGCCAGAAGAAGATCACGTCTATATGCTTGTAGCGGATACTTCGAGAGGCGTCGGAGGCGACCATTGCGCCTTTACGGTTATGGATATAACAGCATACCCCTATACGGTGGTGGCAAAATACAGAAGCAATAAAATTAGTCCATTACTATACCCAAATATTATACATAAGGTTGCAAAGGATTACCATACGGCATATTGTTTAATTGAGATAAATGATAACGGTCAACAAGTTGCCGATTCTTTATATACCGATCTTGAATATGAAAACGTATTCTTTGTAGGAAGTAACTCTAAGTCCGGGCAATATTTATCCGGCGGATTTAGTTCCGGTGCTACGCTTGGAGTACGAACCACCAAATTAGTAAAAAGGCTTGGCTGCACCGCATTCAAAAGTATGGTAGAAAGTAATAAACTACTAATACATGATACCGATATTATTGGAGAAATCTCAACCTTTATTGAGATACGAGGATTTTATAAAGCAGATGAGGGTTATCACGACGATCTTGTAATGACCCTAGTTCTTTTTGCTTGGGCATCTAATGAATCCTTCTTTAAAGACTTAACAGACACAAATCTGCGAAAAGTATTATATGAAGAACAATTCAAACAGATTGAAGAAAATCTTACCCCGTTTGGATTCATAGATGAGGGGCCTACTGAAAGATCGGTACCGGAGGAAGATGCAAACGGAGATCTTTGGTTTTCGAATAGCAATGGTAAAGATATGAATAAAGTTGTGCTAAATTGGTTGGAAAAAGTCTAATTGTTGGTAATTATAAATAAATAGAAATCAAATTATAGAGAGATATCTATAAAATTATCAAGGAGAAGAAGATGGCATTTCAGCTTTCACCTGGCGTTGTAGTTACCGAAGAAGATAGAACAACTGTTGTTCCCTCGGTTGCAACTACTGCGGGAGCATTTTCGGGCGCATTTCAATGGGGACCTGTTGAACAAGTAGTAACTGTAGATTCTGAAGGAAAACTTGTAGAACAATTTGGTGTCCCAAATGATACAACTGCAGGATACTTCTTTACCGCAGCAAATTTTTTATCGTATGGGAACAATTTACAAGTCACGCGAGTTGTTGATAAATCCATAGCACAAAATGCAGTGTCGGTACCAAATGGTACCGTTTCTGCCGTTACTGTCACATCAAGCGACCGAGGTTTTTCTGATGTTAATAGCATCACGTTGACTATTAGTGCCCCTACATCGCCATTTGGCGGCACGACAGCAACCGCGACGCCAATATTATATTCGACGGGCAATGTATTTGGTACAGGCATAACGACCGCAGGGTTTGGATATTCCGTAGCACCCACATTAATTGTCAACGGAGACGGGTCAGGCGCAATATTAACCGCGTTATTAGGAGCAGGTCAAATTGGTGCAATTAATTTAATTAACTCTGGTAATAATTATACAACCTTATCCAATGTTGTAATACAGAATCAAGGTTCTACCAGCGCATCTGCTAATTTAGATGTACACTTTAAATTAAAAGATATTGAAATATCTACAGCTGGTACAAATTACGGTAGTGCTAATATTGTTGTATCTGGCGGTACACTTGTACCCGGAGGACAACATGCAACGGTTGTTCCTGTTGTTACAGCAAACGTAGTGACGGGGTATACAATTACTAGTAGCGGCAATGGATATTTAACTGCGCCAACTATAACAGTAAATAGATTAGACGGTAACACCGGTGTTGATGCAGTATTAACTGCTAATTTAGGTTATGGGTATATTGATACGATCACATTATTAAATCCTGGCGCTGGCGGATATGCATTTGCTCCTAATGTTACAATCAATCGCAATAACACATTGGGTGGAACTGACGCAACGGCAAATACGCGGTTAGAGGCAGAAATTATTGATGTGGCAATTACTAATGCAGGGTTTGGATATACTGAAGCAAATGTATCGGTTGTTCCTGCTACACAAGATTTGCCTTATATAACAAGCAATGCACTTATTGCATTACAATTAGGATTCCAAGTTGTAGGTGCAAATGTTACTAATATTGGTAGCGGGTATATTGCAACGCCGACGATAACAATTGTTGAAAATACAGAAGTTGCAAATGCAATTGTAGTTGTAGATTATGTATCACCGTTAATTCTAAATGAAGACAATTATACATCGGCTTATAGCGCAGGTGGATTAAATTACGGTATGTTTGCTGCTAGATATCCTGGCACATTAGGGAATAGTATAAAAGTTTCTTTAGCTGACTCTAGTACATATTCTAATTGGGCATATGCGTCATCGTTTGATTCTGCTCCAAGTACATCTGCTTCGGTGCAGGTACAAGGTGGTTCTAATGATGAAATCCATGTAATTGTTATTGATGTTAGAGGATCTTTTACTGGTACTCCTAATTCAATATTAGAAAAATACTCGTTCTTATCTAAAGCATCAGACGCAAAAACATCAGATCAAGCTTCAAATTACTATAAAGATGTAATTAATGATAAGTCATCGTATGTTTGGGTATTAGATCATCCTAGTACTGCCGAGGGCGGGACTAATTGGGGACAAATTTCTCGCGATAAGACGTTTGGGTCGTTATTAGCAAATGTAACAACCACATTATCGCAAGGTGTGTCTGGAGATACAGTCGGCATTGCAAATATTTTGGCAGGTTATGAAATTTTCTCAAACGATGAGGAATACGACGTTGGACTAATTCCAATGGGACCAACCACATCCTATACCGCAGTAAATTCGGTTATCGCAATTGCAGAAAGTAGAAGAGATTGTGTAGTATTCGCATCCCCACCTTATGCAGATGTAGTAAATACAACGGGCCAGGCAGCAAAAATAATTACGCACAGAGATAATTTAACATCCTCATCTTTTGCGGTTTTAGATTCAGGCTGGAAATATCAATACGATCGTTACAATGATAAATATAGATATGTTCCCTTAAATGGCGACATCGCAGGGTTATCCGCTAGAACAGATTATATTGCGGATCCTTGGTTCTCACCTGCAGGGTATAACAGAGGTGTAATTAAAAATGTTGTTAAATTATCGTGGTCTCCGTCAAAGGCAGATAGAGATGCATTATATAAGAAGGGCGTAAATCCTGTAGTAACATTCCCAGGACAAGGTACGTTGTTATTTGGCGATAAAACATTGTTAGCAAGACCAAGTGCATTTGATCGTATTAATGTACGTAGATTGTTTATTGTTCTTGAAAAAGCAATTGCAACGGCGTCAAAATTTCAGTTGTTTGAATTTAATGACGCATTTACC